AAATGATAAAATTAAAAAATATTTTAGTTGAACAGGCTTCAGCCACTACGGATCGTGATGAAAATTTGAATCAAGCAATGGCCAGGTTATTTAACTCGGTGATTCCACAAATAAACGGAAGCTTCATTAGTCAAAAGATCGGATCCGAATACGAAACTTTTAAAATTACAGGTTTATATTTTGATAATGCTAGCAGAGACAAAAACAGCATTAAAATGCCAGGTACCTACGGATACAGTAGATTTGAAGCTACTTTAGTTCATGATAACGGGTTACTTTCTGTAACGTTTGGTAATATAAAAAATAACGGTTACTATTTAGATAAAATTAATTTCATATCATATACATACAAAGACAAACAAGGCAAAGAACAAACTTTTTCTCAAAGCGGTGATGAAATTTCCGCTGGCACTAGATTGTACAAAACGTTGATGCCTACCGCCGGCAAACCTAACAGTGGTCTTACATTTATGTCGTATTTAAAACCGTGGTCTTTGTTTGACGCTATTACTAAAAAATTAAACACACTCCCAAACTCAAAATGGACAGTTACGAAAGGAAAAAAATGGAACATATGTTCATGGCGCCAAATCCGCAAATATCCCAAAACAAAGTTAGACCCAGAATATTGGACGCAATTTGATATTGAAATTGATCCTTCTTTTTTCTTCCGAAAAACAGGCAAGATTGCAGCTGGGAAAATGAGAGGCTCGTTTCTAGAACCGGTAGTAGATGTATGTATTAGTGGCAAAGGTGATTGTACCATACTAATGGCAAAATTACAGACTAATAAAAACGAAGAAGCTGTAGTACAGGATGTATACAACAATATTTCTACATACTGGAATGCTGTACAAGACGATAACAAAAAAATTACATTTCGGAAAAATTAAATTTTAATATTAATAGAATATAATTATGAAAAATCTAAAAAACATCTTAGCTGAAAATATGCGTAGATTTGGTACTAAAAATTTATCTGAAACAAATTTAACAAATAAATTAGATTCTAATAACGTTCAACTTGTCATTAACGGTGCAGAATATGATAAAAATATTGGCGGATATTCGTATGTAACATATCAAGGCGGCGGCGTAGCTGATAAAAGCGATTTCCAAGATCTGATAAACGACATCAAACAAGAAATTGAAAGTGAAAACGATCCAACGGGTGCATATGACCAAACACGTTTAGTATCTGATATTGAATTTGATTGTGAATTAAAAGTAGGATCTGATACTATTGATTTTACTGTTTCATTCGATGAAGATGGCGATATTCAAAATGTAGAAATACAAGATGAACTTGTTGCAAAAAAACACGGAATAAATGATCAAGTACTTTCTGATTATCTATTCTAAAAAATTTAACAATTAACTTTGAATTAACGACATAACTAATTAAATTATAATTAATTAACTAAGGATACTAATTAAATGAATTATGAACAAATTTATACACAATTAATTGACCGAGCTCGAACAAGAACATTGCAAGGTTACAAAGAAAGACATCACATCATACCACGTTGTATAGGCGGGAACAATGATGCATCAAATTTAGTCGACTTAACAGCTCGAGAACATTTCATAGCACATAAACTTCTTTGTGAAATATATCCTAATGATCATAAATTATTATATGCGTTATGGTTAATGTCTAACAAGACACAAAGTAATACGCAACAACGCAATTATACGGTTAGTAGTCGAGAATACGAGCATATTAAACTATTAATTAGTGAAGCAAGAAAATCATTCACTCATTCTGATGAAACTAAACTTAAAATTGGTCAATCAAGTAAAGGCCGAGAAGCTTGGAATAAAGGTAAGCAACATACTAACGAAACTAAAAAAAAGTTAAGTGCAGCTTGGACAAAAGATCGACGACTACAAAAGAGCGAATCTCAAATGAGTAAACCGTTATCTAATGAGATAAAGAAAAAACTAAGCGATGCAAAAAAAGGTGAAAAAAACCATAATTATGGTAAACCTAAAACTGACGAAATAAAACAAAAAATTAGCAATACGTTACTAGGTCGTAAAACTGGGCCACAATCTAACGAACATAAACGAAAGCGTCTCGAATCATTTAAACAAACGATGAATTTAAAAAAAAAACAAATTATAAACTTGGATTTAACCGGTAAATCAATTATATTATTATTAATTATTTTTTATTAACAACTTAACAAAAAGGAAATTTATGTTAAACTTAGATGCTATCAAAGCAAAACTTAATCAATTAAACAAAGCCGATGACAAAAAACAGAATCTTTGGAAACCCGAAGCAGGAAAAACGAGGGTGCGCATTGTACCTTACGTTCATCGCAAAGAAAATCCGTTTTTAGAATTGTATTTTCATTATGACATCGGAAAGAAATCCATGTTATCGCCGATCACATTTGGCAATGCAGATCCAATCGTAGAATTTGCAGATAAGCTTAAAAAAACCGGAGATAAAGAAGATTGGCTAATGGGTCGTAAGATTGAACCTAAAATGCGTACCTATGTTCCCGTAATTATTCGCGGTAAGGAATCTGAAGGTGTTAAGTTTTGGGGATTTGGTAAAACAATCTACACAGAATTGCTTTCAATTATCTCTGATCCAGATTATGGTGACATTACGGATTTGATGAATGGTCGTGATATTGATGTAGAGTTTACGCCAGCAGAAGGCGGAGCTTATCCAAAGACTGCAATTCGTGTTAAGCCTAATACACAACCTGCAACCGAAGACAAAGACATTGCACAAAAAATCATGAATCAACCTACGATTACTGATTTATTTCCAGAACCATCTTATGAAGAATTAGAAAAAGCATTAGCAGAATGGATGAATCCAGAAAATGCAGATTCAGATGTTGATTCAGATGATGAAGACGAAGCTCCAGCTCCAGCAAAAGCTGCTAAGCCGGCTGCAACTAAAAAAGTTGATGATGTTGCTTCTGCATTTGATGATTTATTCAACAACTAACAGTGAGGTTATAAAATGGCAAAGAGTAAAAGTAAACTGGAAATAGAAGATGCTCTAGCATCAACATTGGCAGAAAGTATCAACAAGCAATTTAAAGGTCAAGCACTCAAAACTGCATTCTTTTTAGATGGCGATGAAGATGCTCCAAGCAATGTAACAGAATGGGTATCATCTGGTTGCTCGATGCTCGATTTAGCAATTTCAAATCGCGCCCATGGAGGTTTTCCCGTTGGGCGCATCACTGAAATTACCGGATTGGAAGCATCTGGTAAATCGTTGTTAGCTGCACACACATTAGCAGAAACACAAAAGAAAGGCGGATTAGCAGTATATATTGATACAGAAGCTGCAGTAAGTTCTGAATTTTTAACAGCAATTGGCGTTGATTTGAAAACAATGCTTTATGTTCCTTTAGAGACAATTGAAGAAATTTTTGAAACAATTGAAACTATTGTTGAAGGAGTACGTAAATCAGACAAAAATCGTTTAGTTACGATTGTAGTGGATTCAATCATGGGTGCATCTACAAAAATTGAAATGTCAGCTGAGTATGATAAGGATGGTTATGCAACAAGCAAATCCATTATATTATCAAAGGCAATGCGAAAAGTTACCAATTGGATTGCACGAGAACGTATTTGTCTTATATTTACCAATCAATTACGTACCAAAATGGGCGTATCATTTGGTGATCAATGGACAACTGCAGGCGGTAAAGCAATTCCATTTCATGCTTCGGTTAGATTGCGTTTGAAAAATACCGGAATGATCAAAGCCAAAGTAAGTGGTGTTGAACAAGTTGTGGGTAGCAAAACAAATGTACAAGTAGTAAAAAACAGGATGGGTCCTCCACATCGCAAAGTTGATTATGAAATCTATTATGATTCAGGAATTGACAATTATGGTGGTTGGTTGAACATCATGAAGAATTTTGATATCGTTAAGCAATCCGGGGCATGGTATACGTTAGAAGACGTAGATATCGAAACTGGTGAAACTCATGGCGAGCTCAAATTTCAAAGCAAAGATTTTGTGGAAAAGGTTATTAATAACTCAGAAGCAAAAGAAAGGTTATATCAAAGAATATGCGATGCTTATATCTTCAAATATCAAGCCGGTGTTGATGGTGGTATTGATGACGTAATTGTCGTAGATGAAGTTTATGATGAAGAATAAGTATCAGCAATTATTCAAAGAGTTACAACAAGAAAAGAGTTCTGCTCCGTCAAGCGTCAATGATCATCTCATGGTGTTTGACGGACTGAACACTTTTATTAGAAGCTTCGGCGCAACTCCCGCATACAATGAAGATGGCAATCACATCGGCGGCATTACTGGATTTTTATATTCAGTAGGTAAAAGCATACGAGATTTTAAACCAACTCGATGCATTATCGTTTTCGATGGTCGCGGGGGTTCTGCACGAAGAAAACGTATTTACGGTGATTACAAAGCAAACAGAGCAAATAAAACCAAATTGCGTCGTCATGATCATCATGAATCTACTTTGGAGCAAGAACAAGAATCGATGCGGCATCAATTTAGTCGTTTGATTTCTTATCTAGACAATTTGCCTGTTACATTTATTTCAATGGATGGAATTGAGGCAGATGATACCATTGCGTACGTTGCACAAATGTATGAAACGGAATGCAAAAAGATTACCATTGTATCTACAGATAGAGACTTTTATCAATTAGTAGATGATCGCATTCAAGTATGGTCTCCTATTAAAAAGAAAATGTATAATGTAGACACCGTGCAAGAAGAATTTGGAGTGCATCCTGCTAACATGGTTATTTATAGATCATTTACGGGCGATGCTTCAGACAACATTCCAGGTGTTAATGGAATAGGTCCAAAAACTATATTGAAATTGATTCCAGAATTAGCAGCTGCAGTACCATATTCGACACAGCAATTGTTTGACAAAAGCACGGCATTGCTTAAAGAATCTAAATCATATCAAAAAATTCTTGATAATAGTCAAATCATTGAACAAAATTATCAATTAATGAATATCAAATTGCTTGATATACCAGCACAGACTGCAACACGTATTCGTGGTATTATGGAACAACCTATACCTGAATTAAATCGTGCTGAGTTTCAAAGATTATTTTATGAAGATAAGATGTGGGCTATCATGAAAAATTTGCCAGATTGGTTGAACAATACTTGGTTGTCTTTAAATGCATTTGCAAAACAAACACACAAATAATTTGATTTTAACAACGTTTTTTATATAATGGTTATATGACCGACAAACTTTCCGAATATGGTTTTGGCTTTCAAGTCAAAGTTATAGCCGCATTATTTACAGACCGAATATTTTTACAACAAATTGCAGATATCATTCAACCTGATTATTTTGAATCAGATGCAAACAGTTGGTTGTTAGAAATTGTATTGGAACATTTTAGGCAGTACAAAGCTCCGCCATCTAAAGATGTACTTAAAGTCAAAATAACCGAAATTGAAAATGACATCTTAAAAACTGCAGTATTAGAACAATTGAAAGAAGTATTCCGTTATATGGAATCTGATGACCTTTCTTTTGTAAAAGATGAAATTCTTAAATTTTGCAAGAATCAAGAAATCAAACGGGCCATTATGGATTCGGTATCGTTACTCAAAATGGGTAACTATGATGCAATTAAAACCAAAATGGATAGTGCTATGAAAGCTGGTGCTGATACTGACATTGGATTAGATTACGTTAATAATGTAGCTGCACGATACAATGAAGCTGCTCGACATACAATCACAACGGGTTGGGATGTTATTGACGATTTAATGGATGGCGGATTGGCTCCTGGTGAGTTAGGAGTAGTGATGGCTCCTGCAGGTATTGGTAAATCTTGGATGCTTATCAACATCGGTGCTAATGCAGTTAGAGCAGGAAAAACAGTTATTCATTATACATTAGAGCTCAATGAGAACTATGTAGGACAGCGATATGACTCGGTTTTAACTGGTATAAACGCACAAACACTTAAGCATCATCAAGAAACTGTGGAAGAAAAGATGCAGTCTCTAACGGGAGATTTGATTGTTAAATACTACCCTACAAAGTCGGTAGGAGTAATGGCACTTAAAGCACATATTGAAAAAACAATGATGCAAGGCAAAACACCTGATTTGATTATTGTAGATTACGGTGACTTGCTCAAAGTAAATACTAAAAAAGATAAGCACGAAGCATTGGAAGATTTATATGAAGAATTGCGAGGTATGGCAGGAGAATATAAAATTCCAGTATGGACAGCATCGCAGGCAGGTCGTAGTGCATTAGAAGAAGATGTAATTGAAGCAGACAAAATTGCATCATCATATGGAAAAGTAATGGTTGCTGATTTTTTAATGTCACTGTCTAGAAAAGTAGAAGATAAATTATCAGGAACTGGTAGAGGACATGTTATTAAGAACAGATTTGGACCAGATGGTATTACGCTACCAAGTAAGATCAATACAAATAATGGTCAATTTCAATTCTTTGAACCACAAACAACTCAAGGCAAACAAACTACGCAGATCATGAAAACGGGCGAGAATTTAGTTAAGAAAAATTTAGCACAAAAGTTTAAAGATCTCGGAGGAACTTTGGGATAAAATGATATTTATATGAAAGAAAGTAGGAAGGAGTTTTCCTTCCTTTTTTCATCTAAAAAATTTAAGTTAATAAAACATCTAAGGAGATTACAACAATGGAGATTTCAAATCAAATTTTAAGTGAAATTACGGTATATATGAAATATGCCAAATATCTTCCCGAGCTTAACCGCAGAGAAACATGGGAAGAACTAGTTACAAGAAACAAAGAAATGCACATCAAAAAATACCCCAAATTAAGGGAAGAAATTGAATCTGCATATCAATTTGTATATAATAAAAAAGTATTACCTTCAATGCGTAGTTTACAATTTGGAGGCAAACCAATTGAAATCTCTCCAAATCGAATTTATAATTGTGCATATCTTCCTATAGATGATTATCGTGCTTTTGCTGAAGCAATGTTTTTATTGCTAGGCGGGACAGGCGTTGGTTATTCTGTGCAAAAACATCATGTTGAAGCATTACCAGAAATTCGTAAACCAAACACAAAACGTACTCGAAGATATTTGATTGCAGATTCAATTGAAGGATGGGCTGATGCAGTAAAAGTTCTAGTTAAATCTTATTTCGAAGGCGGAACATCGTATTCATTTGATTTTTCAGACATTAGAGCTAAAGGTGCTAGATTGGTTACATCGGGAGGAAAAGCTCCAGGACCACAGCCTTTAAAAGAATGTTTGATTAAATTGCAAGGTATTTTAGATGCTAAAGAAGATGGCGATAAACTTTCTCCAATTGAAGTACATGATATGGTATGTCACGTTGCAGATGCAGTATTAGCAGGTGGAATTCGTAGAGCAGCACTTATATCTTTATTTAGTGCAGACGATGAAGAAATGATTGCATGTAAATCAGGTGCATGGTGGGAAACAAATCCACAACGAGGTCGAGCAAATAATTCTGCAGTATTGATTCGTCACAAAGTTACCAAAGAATTTTTCATGGATTTATGGAAACGAGTTGAATTATCAAATGCTGGTGAGCCTGGAATCTATTTAAGTAATGACAAAGATTGGGGAACTAACCCATGCTGCGAAATTGCACTTCGACCATTTCAATTTTGTAACCTATGTGAAGTAAATGCATCAGACGTTGAGTCGCAAGACGATTTAATGGCACGAGTACGTGCTGCAGCATTTATTGGAACACTCCAAGCAGGATATACGGATTTTCATTATCTTCGTCCTATATGGAAACGCACAACTGAGAAAGATGCACTTATTGGTGTTTCAATGACAGGTATTGGATCTGGCACGGTATTAGGATATGATATGAAAGCAGCGGCAAAGGCAGTTAAAGAAGAAAATCAACGTGTTGCAGAATTGATTGATATTAATCGTTCAGCTCGTACCACAACGGTTAAGCCTGCAGGAACAACATCTTTAGCATTAGGAACATCATCGGGTATTCATGCATGGCACAATGATTATTATGTAAGAAGAATCCGAGTTGGAAAGAATGAAGCAATTTACACATATTTGGCAATTAATCACCCAGAGCTTGTAGAAGATGAGTACTTTCGTCCACACGATACTGCGGTTATTTCAATTCCACAAAAGGCACCCGAAGGAGCAATTCTTCGTACGGAATCTCCATTTGCATTGCTAGATCGAATCAAAAAAGTACATTTAGAATGGGTTAAACCAGGACATAGATCAGGAAACAATACTCACAATGTATCAGCAACGGTTTCGTTGAAAGCTGATGAATGGGAATTGGCAGGAGAATGGATGTGGGAAAACAGAGACCATTATAATGGGTTATCGGTATTGCCATATTCAGATCATACATATATGCAAAGTCCATTTGAAGATTGTACTAAAGAAGAATACGAACAATTATTTCAAAGTTTATCAAATGTAGATTTATCGCAAGTTATTGAATTAGATGATAATACGAATTTATCTGGAGAGTTGGCCTGCGCGGGTGGCAATTGCACTATTATTTAATTTCACAGGCTCCTTATATTTATTTATATAAGGAGCTTTTATGATTATTTATAAAACAACTAATTTGATTAACGGAAAAATTTATATCGGAAAAGATAAACACGATAATCTTAAATATTTAGGTTCGGGTAAACGTTTAAATAGTTCAATAAATAAATATGGTAGAGAAAATTTTGAAAAAGTAATAATAGAATATTGCGAGTCTGAAAAACATATGTGTGACCGTGAAAAGTATTGGATTGCATATTATAATTCTACATGTAGATCTATAGGATACAACTTAACAACTGGCGGCGAAGGTGGTGACACATTTAGTTTACGTTCAAATGAGGAACAAGAAAGAACAAGAAAATTATTATCAAAAACATCATCATATTGGAATAATATCAATCGAATAAAACATAGTGAAAATACTAAACGATTATGGCAAACTGAGGAATATTCTAAAAAAGTTAAAGATGGAGTTAATCGAGCAAACCAAAATCCAGATATAATTGCCAAACGCAAACGTATAATGAAACAAATATGTAACACCCCAGAAGCTCGAGCTATAAGAAGTAAAAACTCTAAAGGTTCGAATAATAGTACGTGGAAAGGGTATGCATATTTATATGATTTGGATATGAATTTACTTAAACGGTATGAATGTATTGGATATTTGAAAAAAGAATATACATTATGCGGTCAAAATAATAATGAAATACGCAATGGACAAACAGATATTATTATTAAATCATCTAGAAAACGTAAATTATCATACGAAGGATACAAAATAAAAATAACAAAAGAGATAAAATAATGATGCAGCCAGCAGGAAAAGATTGGATACAACAACAGTTCGTGAGGGAGTTTGGAAGCAAGCTCCTTCCAACGGACTTTTATTATGATGAATTAGGTCGTCGTGTAATGACTGAAGCATATCATCGCAGAAGAGGAAGTTGTTGTGGATCGGGTTGTAGACATTGTGCGTATGAACCTGCACATGAAAAAGGCAATACAACACTCAAAGATATTTATTAATATGATACGATTACGAGATATATTATTAGAAATTGGCGATGCAAGTTCACAGCCATACCCATATCAATATTTTGGAAATCAAAAACAAGCTACATTTCACAGCGGCAATGTTGAGTATATAGTGTCATTTTATAATCCTGGAATTTATCATAAAAATGATATGGAAATAGAATTTATCGCTCAAACCGATGATAGCGTAAATTATAGTATATCTGCTACAAATTTACACGATCAATATCGAGTTATGAGTACCGTAGTCGATATTGCTAAACGTGCGATTAATGAAAAAAAACCAACGGTTGTATATTTTCACTCAGAAGATCCGCGTCGTATTAACATGTATAAACGTTATATTATTCCGTTTTTGCATGATTATAACATCCAAGAAGAAACGGATACTTTAGTAGTAGCACATAAAAAAGGATGGTTACAAAAGATAAAATCAAAATTTGATTGGACAGGTATAGATACACCAGGCAACCCAAACATGTAAAAAACTTTGGAATTTCAATAAGTTTTATTATATTAAAAATAAGAATCAAGTTATGACAGACAAACAAAGAAATAATCTAGAATTAGTTAAATCTGGATTTGCTAATGGCATTTCTACGCAATTAGCAACTAAACAAGCAATACATGGCCCTGATGCCGAATTAACGCAAGACGAAAAAAATGATATCATTTCAAATGCAGCTTATCATTATGGCCAATTTTTATCAGCATTAGGTGTAGAATGGAAGCAAGATCCAAATTCATCTGATACTCCACGCAGAGTTGCAAAGGCATATGTTAATGATTTATGGGCTGGTCGATACAATCCAATGTCAGGAATCACCGCATTTCCTAGTGACGGATATGATGGTATTGTGTTTGAAGGAGGTATTCCATTAACTTCAATGTGCTCACATCATCATCAAACCATAATGGGTAATGTGCATGTTGCATATATTCCAGGCGAAAATAGCAATGTTATCGGTTTAAGTAAATTGAATCGCGTTGTAGAACACTTTGGTAGAAGAGGTGCAATTCAAGAACAATTGACAGTAGCAATTCATCACGCAATAAATGAACTTATTGAAAATAATAAAGGCGTTGCGGTTATGATTGAAGCAACACATAATTGCGTTCAATGTCGTGGAGTTAAACATGGCGGAGCTTCAATGAAGACTGCAAAACTATCTGGAGCATTTTTAGATGATGGCAATGCAAGATCAGAATTTTATCAATTTGTAAAAGGTTATAATTAATATGGCACGATTTACATCAACAAAACTATTTGATGGATATTCAACATGTTTTCGCCAATGGCGAGCAGATGGAACTCATTGTAAATTTTTACATGGTTACGCAGTATCATTTCGAGTATGGTTTGAAGGCGATTTAGATCAACGTAATTGGGTGTGGGATTTCGGCGGTATGAAACGTGCAAAAGCTAAAATAAATGGTATGTCTCCAAAAGCATATTTTGATTATCTTTTAGACCACACTACAATCATAGCACAAGACGATCCATATTTAGAAAAATTTAAACGAATGTATGAAGATGGCGTAATTCAATTACGTGTTTTACCTGCTACAGGTTGTGAACGGTTTGCTGAATATTTGTACGCAGTAATTAATAAATTTTTGTTTGAAGAAACCGAAGGCAGAGTTCAAGCAATAAAAGTAGAAGTATATGAACACGAAAGAAACTCAGCAAGTTATGAAGAATAATGATGACACTTATATATCGCTTTTTGAATATTTAGGTAAAGGCTCTGGTGGATCAAACATTGGTCGAGAAGTAACAGCGGAAGCTATTAAACGGGGCGTTGATATCAAATATAGAATGCTACCAAAAGAAGCACAAAAACCAGAATATAGTCAAGTGCAACTGTATCCTGTATCATTTTTGGATGAATTCTTTGCAACTAAACCCGAGATGGATTTGACGCCAATTGTAAGACGATCTGCGTTAATCGAAATACATCAGCGACTTGAAGAATTAGAATTCAAATTTGCAACTTTATTAAAAAAATTAGAAAACAATGTTACCAATAGTAATGAGTACCACGATGACGACCTCCCCTTCTAAAAGAATAACAGATTACACAAAAACATTGCCTATAGTAGAATTGTATCGATGTGTGCAAAGTGAAGGCTCTCGATTTGGTAGACCAACAATTGCAGTACGAACTACGGGCTGTACGCATAGATGTTGGTTTGGTGAAGGCGGTTGGTGCGATTCATGGTATACAAGTATCCATCCAGAAAAAGGCACATTTACATTCAATGATATCATAAAGATATACGATGAAAATCCACATATCAAAGAAATGATGTTAACTGGTGGTTCGCCGACAATGCATCCGGCTTTGGTAAATGAATTAACTCATTTTGCACATGAAAGAAACATTCTTATTACAATTGAAACGGAAGGCTCGCATTTTATTGCTACCGATTATCCTATTGGGCTTATTAGTCTTAGTCCTAAGTTTGATAATAGCGTTCCCCGTGTGGGTGTTGCTACGCCGCAAGGGACGATTACGGATGAGAAGATGGTGGCGCAACACAATAAATTTCGTCTCAATCACGAAGCAATCAAACAGATGATTGCATTTCACGCAGATTATCATTACAAACCAGTATGGGATGGTACATCGTATAATCTAGAAGAAATTGAAGAATTTAGAGTATTACATAATATTCCAAAATCTAAAACATTTATAATGCCCGCAGGTGATAACAGAGAAGAACTAATAAAAATGTATCCTATTGTATTTGATATGTGTGCTGAAAATGGCTATAACATGACAGGAAGAGACCATATCATTGCATTTGATACTAAACGAGGAGTATAATGAATAAAGAAGATTTAATAAACGCGCAACGAGAATTAATCAAAGTTTTAGAAACGCAAGTAATAGATTTATCCATGATGTCTAAAATAGAGTTAGGTGATGATGTTATTACAGAAATTAATAGATTACGATTTTTAATTGATCAATTAGAAGAAAAATGAATTGGACAACTACAACAACGTTTGGCAATGTTAACGTAATATACGAAATACGATGAAAAAAATACTTTATTTTACAGCACCATGGTGCGAACCTTGCAAGGCATTAAGACCTAGAATAGAAAAACTGGCAGCAGAACTTCCTATACAAATTATCAATGTTGATACAAGCAAAGCAACGTGTGATAAGTATGGTGTTAAAAGTGTTCCGTGCATAATCATTACAATGAATGACTATGGCATTGGTCGCATTGTAGGCGACAATATTACGGAAGATGCAATTAGAAAAATGTTTAATTAAAAAAGGAATAAGTTATGAATTGGTTACCAACCGGAGATCAAGTGTTATTAAAATTACACGAAAAAACAGACAAAACAACCAGCGGCATTATCATAATGACCGGCACAGATGATTATCGTTATGCAGACGTTGTAAAAATAGGACCAGGACTTTTTACTGCTACAGGTACCAGAATTCCAATGACTGTTGCAGAAGGCGATGAAGTTATGATTCATTCCAACCAAATTGGAGATCATAAAGAAGTTTCAATTGCTGGAGAAAAATATCAATTGGTTAGAGAATCTGAAATTGCTTTAATTAAACAATAATGATAGAAACGTTAGGATGGTTTAGTACAGCTTTGGTATTAGCTGGATACATTTCAAATGCAAGAGGCTGGACAAAAGCCGCAATGATTACATGGATCGTTGGTGATACTGGTTGGATTACATATGATTTTTTCATTGACAATTACAGTCATCTAGTTTTAAGTTTAGTTATAATTGCAATCAATGTTTATGGAATTTATAGATTATTAAAAAAATCATAAAACAAAAGGATTAATGTTTCAAGCAATAGGTTACGATAAAAAAACTGGTATTATGCACGTATGGGATGATGAGTTAGGACATCAAAAGTTCCCATTCAAACCGTATGCATACATACCATCGGATTCAGGACAATATCAATCATTAGATGGCGTGCGATTGGATCGAGTTGATGGCAATTGGAAAGACAATGCTACTGCATATGAATCTGATTTAAATGAAGAAATGCGTACGCTTATCGATCTTTATTACGAAAGCGATTTAGTTTCGAAAGGGCATAGAGACTTTTTCTTCGATATCGAAGTAGAGCGGGACGAAGATGGGTATTCGACTCCTGAAGAAGCTCGTTCGCGAATAACGTCCATTGCATATTATGATAAAGCTGGGCATACCATGCAAGTTTTGCTGTTAGATGAAGAAAGAAGAGTGAAACACGATTCATTTGCTACTAATAAATATCAGGTAGAAATATTTGATTCAGAAGCAAACATGTTGATGCGTTTCATCAATGCATTTGCAGAAATACAACCCACAGTAATTACAGGTTGGAATACAGATAATTTTGATATTCCGTATCTGATCAATCGCATCAAAAAAGTATTAGGTGCACAAGCAATTAAAAAATTATCACCCGCAGGAATTGTTGAATGGAATAAAAATAGAGGCCGATACAAAATATTTGGTGTATCTAGTTTAGATTATTTAACATTATATAAAAAGTTTACATACACCGAATTGCCAAATTATCGATTAGATACTGTTGCTAAAAAGGAATTGGGTAGAGGTAAGGTTGAATATGAAGGAGATTTAGATCAATTGTTTGCACAAGACATTCATAAATTTGTAGAATATAACGTTACTGACGTTGATCTTATTTATGAAATGGATGACAAACTGCAATTGATTGCACTTGCAAGAACCATATGCCATAAAGGTCACGTTCCATATGAGGATGTATATTATGCATCTAAATATTTGGACGGTGCTGCCATTGTAGATTTGAAACGCAATGGATTAGTTGCTCCTAACAAACAATTTAGATTTGTTGAAGAAGAAACGGAAGCAGATGCACTTGCTGGAGCATATGTAAAAGATCCCGTACCAGGATTATATAAATGGATCTATGACTTAGATTTAACGTCACTTTATCCAAGCATCATTATGAGTTTGAATATTTCTCCTGAAACTAAATTAGGCGTAATTCAAAATTGGGACCAAGAATGCTTATTGAAATCAAACCCACAACAAATAACATTACAAAATGGTACTCGTGTTCCACACGTTAAAGCATGGTTATCCGATCATAATTATACAGTCGCAAGTAATGGCACAGTTTACACAAATGACCGAAGAGGATTCTTACCAACCATTCTAGAAAAATGGTTTAATGAACGGGTTGAATTTAAAGACAAACGAGATGAATATGAAGTAGGGTCAGAAGAATATAAATTCTACGATGCAATGCAGTTAACGCAAAAAGTATTGCTTAATTCATTTTATGGAGTATTAGGACTTAAAACATTTCGCTTTCACGATTTAGATAATGCAGGCGCAATTACAGCAACAGGTCAAAGCGTAATTAAATTTTCAGCAAAGGTAATTAACAATCATTATGCAAAAGAAACGGGACAAGATCATTTTGTTAATGCAACCAATGGCAAAGCAGAATTTGCTTTTTATACAGATACGGATTCAACATTTGTATCTAGTTTGCCACTTATTGCAAAACGCTTTCCTGGATATGATGAATCGGACGAACAATTTATGATTGACCAAACCAATGCAATTGCATCAGAAGTACAAACATTGGTAAATCGAATGTATGATCGATATGCTGAAGTGTTTCACAATACCGCATCACATCGTTGGCAAATCAAACAAGAATATGTTGCAAAATCTGGTTTATGGATTGCAAAGAAACGATATGCACAATGGGTAATTTTTAAGGAAGGCAAACCTACGGATAAATTAGATATCAAAGGATTAGATGTTGTTAGATCATCATTTCCAGAAGATTTCAAAAAAATCATGAAAGAAACATTGTGGCATATTCTTAAAGAACGAGATAAGACTGCTACAACGGATATGATACATGAATTTAAACGCAACATACAGAAATCACCCGTACTCAATGTAATGAAGAATTCGGGTGTCAAAGAAATATCAAAATTCACAAAAGGTCGCAAACCATTTAATGGATATGTATCAGGAACTCCGGCACATGTTAAGTCCGCAATCAATTTCAATGATTTATTAACATTGCACAAAATTCGAGACATCCAACCTATTCAAAACGGAGAAAAGGTGAAATGGGCATACTTATCAGATAATCCATATGGATTTGATACAATGGCGTTGCGTGGCTATCAAGATCCAAAAGAAATTACGGAATTTGTTACGCAATATATAGATCGAAATAAAATATTTGAAAAAGAACTAAAAAACAAATTGGATGATTTTTATGCAGCAATGAATTGGGGAGCATTTCCAGAAAACAATTCAGTAGCAAAATTCTTTTCATTTGGAAAATAAGAATAAATTTATTATATTAAAGTATGATTGGTTATAGGACACATTGGTATGGTAAAGAAGTTGAAGGACGATTTACCGATATCGAAACGCTATTCATTGCGGATATGAAAGCAACATATGAAAAATTGACTCCTTGCGCGCACATTTATATTTGTTCGCCTGCAACGCAGCAATTAGTTGATCGTAAAGCGTGGAGTTCAATATTTGATATGATAACGGATACTACATTTGTTACCATAGAAGTTACTCCGGGCATGTTGAAACATGTTCCGCCGATGATTAGAATTCGAGCACACATCTTATTGATGTTAGATTGTGAAGATGCTGCATTGTTAAAGAAAACAGATAGCATCAAAGTTGTATATGCAGATTATTCATTGTATTGTACAACCGTGCACAATATGCAACATGTTACTCCAGATGATTACAAATTTGATAGACAATGATAAGAGGAGTTATAGCAGGAAATTTTGACGTAATACACCCCGGGTATATTGCAATGTTTGATGAATGCAAAAAGCACTGCGATAAATTAATAGTATGTTTACACGAAGATCCATCCATTGAACGACCAGAAAAACTTAAACCAATATTACATTGGAGCGACCGAGTAAAAATACTTGATTCACTTGTACAAGTTGATTTTGTATTTCCATATAAAACGGAAGCTGAGTTATATGAAGCTCTAGTTAAAGGAAACTTCGATGTTAGATTCCTAGGCGATGATTATGTTGGTAAGTCATTTACCGGCGATGATTTAGATCTTCCAATTCGATACTTAAACAGAGACCATGGTTGGTCAACAACTAAATATAAAAAATTAATAGCAGATGAAGTACAGCGTAGTAGTAACATTTAATATTGAAGGGTTTCATTGTTGGCCCGATGCAAAAGACATTTTTCCGGAAGTAGCATTCTTATCTGATCGACATCGACATATGTTTGGATTTCGTTGTTATGCACGAGTAACACATACAGATCGTGATGAAGAATTTATCCTGTTGAATAGAAAAATACAAAAAGAACTTCGAATTGGATTTACAAAAGAAACTCCCAATGTATTAGAGTTTGGTTCAATGTCGTGCGAAGCAATTGGAGAATGGTTATTAGAACGTTTTCCGGCTCTTTACAAAGTAGAAGTTTGGGAAGATTGGAAAAATGGTTGTGTTGTTGAGCGAGATTAGGGAAGATTAGGGAAGATTTTGAACATATGTTATATTTATATTAAATGAAACATTTAGATACATATAGTTTACGTTTATGTCCTCTTTGTAATACTGAATTAAAGTATAATGGAAAAAATCATATAAAAACGTCCCGGGAAGCTGAAAAAAAATTTAGAGTATGTAAAAGTTGTTCATCTACGGGACAAAATAATCCAATGTATGGTAAACCTGCTTGGAGTAAAGGAAAACAACGCCCAGAGCATAGTAAATGGTTAAAAGAAAATAATCCAATGTTTGATTTACAGCATCGGGATAAATATTTTTTGGCACAATTTGGAATGACAGCAGAACAATGGGCCGAAACAAAAGATGACAGATATTTGTATATATTAGAAGTTTTACGAATTACAAAAAAACAACCATTACACACATTAGAAAATTTTGATAAAATTGGACATATATCAATTGGCGGGTATGCGATTGATCATATTTATCCTAAATCTAAAGGATTTGATAATAAAATTCCTGCTGAATTAATAGGAGATATAAAAAATTTACAAATCATACCAGGAATTGAAAATTCAAAAAAACGAGAAAAAATTATTTATATTCCAGAACACATTCAACATTATTTGGATATGATATAATAATTTTATATAATAAGTTATGAAAATATTTTTAGTTGATATAGAATCAGTTCCTACGCGTTATACTTGCGAATGGAAGACACACGTACCTAAATTGTTAGAAGGCTCTGGTTTTGAAGTAGTTGTAGTAGAAGGAGATTCAAATATTCCGGAAGCAACGACACCAGGTGCATTTTTAAACTTTGGTGGCACTAATATGTATAAAGCAAAACAAGTACATTCTTTAAGTTACATGTTTACTACAGGACAAATTAAACCTGGCGATCATATTATTTTTACAGATGCTTGGCATCCGGGTATTATCAATGTAAAATACATGAGTGAGCTTTTAAATATTCCCGTTGTAACGCACGGACTTTGGCACGCGGGTTCATATGATCCAAATGATTTTTTAGGTCGTCTCGTAGGAGATAAACCATGGATTAGGCACGCTGAACAAGCAATGATTGCGGCATATGATCATAATTGGATTGCAACTGCAGCACATTTTAAATTAATGAGTAAAACATATTATATTTCACATGATAGATCTTTTAACAAAACCGGCTGGCCGATGGAATATACCCACAATATGATTGCATCTCGCATTTGGTCACAAAAAGAAAATATCATTGTATTTCCGCATCGCATTGCGCCGGAAAAGCGTTTAGATTTATTTCTAGAATTATCAGCTCGTCCAGAATTGCAACATTATCAATTTTGCGTTGCAATGGAAATGAATTTGTCTAAACAAGAATATCATGAATTGCTTCAACGTGCACGATTTGCAGTTTCATTTGCAGATCAAGAAACATTGGGCATTTCAATGTATGAATCGGCTTGTGCTGGTGCTTGCCCTATAGTTCCAAATAGATTGTCATATGTAGAAATGTATGATTATATGTTTAAACAAGCAGACAGCGTTGATTCTGCAGTAAAAGCAATTTTGCAATACGAACAACAAGATTTAACGGAACCCATTGCACAATTGGCAATAAAATTACATAATAACTTTTTTTCAGCAACTAAATTAATTAATACTTTAAAGGACTACGATGAGCGAAAATAAAAGATTCATATACTTTCCATCTTTATCTGCAGGCAGCATGGTATCTGCATTTAAGAAAGATATGAAATTTACAAGCGGCGATCCGGTAAAATTCTTTGATTCTAGATATCCTGCAGATTGGAGACATCCATACTTTCTGGTTACAGCAGGACATCATTACAAGAAAATGGATTTCCGCGATCAAATGGGATTAGAAAAAGATGTACTTGTATTTGGTGACTCGGGCGGTTATCAGATTGCAACAGGTGCATTACCATATAGCAATGAATTACGAGAAAAGATTTTTCATTGGTTAGAAGCAAACAGCGATGTTGCAGCTAATTTAGATATCCCACCTAAGACAAAATATAAAAATCAATTTGCACTTTGTGCTGACATTAGTTTTGATAACTTTGCTTGGTTTGAAAAAAATCAAAGCGGCAAGACAAAATTCTTAAACATGTTGCAAGGTTCAAATGCAGATGAGTATACTTGGTGGTATCATAAATTTAAGCATTTTGATTTTCAAGGTTGGGCAATTGGAGGACCACAGAAATTAGTTGATTTCATGTTTGCAGTTTCTTTGATGCTCAAAGAGCGAGAATTTGAAAATAAACGATTAGAATATGTTCACTTACTTGGTATTAGCAAGATTTCAGATTTCTTTATTTTGGCTACGTTGCAAAAGTTAATGAATGAATTAACTGGTAATAGAATTTATATCACAACAGATTCTTCATCTCCAGGACAATATCCAGTATTTGGTACATATCTTCATTCAACGAATTACAAGTCACAAACATTCTCTGAATTGTATTTTCCAAAGAATGCCGAATATCGAAGAAAGTCACATATTAAGCAAGGCAAAACCGGAGAGGTTGCAATTGACTTAACTCAACATGTACCGTGTTCCATGGGGTGTCCGGCTTGTGCAGATTTTACATATGAATATTTAGGTGGTAAGACAGCAGATGGGTTGGATCGATATTCGCAAGAAGCAATGCCCCGAATGGTAGTTCACAATACACATTTGTATGTACAAGCTGCAAATGAAATCAATCAAATGGTTGATAGTCACGTTGAATTGTTAGAAACAGTAATACCTAGAGACTTATATGATGTAATATTATCTTTGCACGAAATGTTTGCCGATCCAGACTCGGCTCCGCAAGTATATGAAAAATACATCAAAACATATAAAAAATTCGGTGGTAGCAGTATATCAACCACTGATGCAGAAAATTTTAATAAATTCTTTACATTTTAAATTGGAATAAATAATGGAAAAAAGCAAGTTACAATCGTTCATTAATCGTTATTATTTAGCAGGCAATTGCGAAGCGGTTATTTTAAAAGAACAAACAGATTCAATCGGATGCGAATTGATTGACACGGATCAAACCATCGTAGGTAAAATTAAATGGAATACGACACCATTTATGACAGGTATGTTAGGAATTAATCATACTGGCGCTTTGATTAAGATGCTAGGTGCATTAGGTGAAAATATCACAATTGATGTTAAAGATGCAGCAGGTAAAAATTATGCAATGAAAATTTCAGAAGGTAGCACGCAGGCAACTTTTATGTTAGCTGACACGACGGTTATTCCTGCAGTACCTTCAATCAATGCAGAACCTAATTATGAAGTTACTATTTCAGTTAATGAAGAATTTGTTAGCAAATTCATCAAAGCAAAAAATGCATTACCAGATGCAAAAAACTTTGCAGTGCAAGTTATTAACGGACAAGTTAAATTTATTATTAATTACACAACGGTTAATGCAGATAACATTTCATTCGAAGTAGGTCCAACAACAATAGCCGCAATGGATCCTGTTTGTTTTTCTGCAGATAAGTTAAAAGAAGTATTAGTAGCAAATCGTGGAGATAGCGGAGAATTAAAAGTATCACCAGATGGTTTAGCTCGAATTGAATTTACAGGTTCTGATTTTGAATCAACCTATTGGTTAGTAATGTTACAAAATTAATATGCAAGTACGAGTAATAAATGAATCGCTAAATGCGTTGCCGGCATATGAAACTCCTCAGAGTGCCGGCTTAGATGTAAGATGTACCGAATCCATCACGATGAATCCGGGTGAACGAGTTTTAGCAAAAACTGGTTTATATGTAGAAATTCCTGCAGGATTTGAAATTCAAGTAAGACCTCGCAGCGGTTTAGCTTTAAAACATGGAGTAACCGTATTGAATACGCCCGGAACTATCGATTCAGATTATCGAGGAGAAATTGGTGTTATTTTAATGAATCATAGCAGCACAGTTGTTGAATTTAACAAAGGTGAACGGATTGCACAATTGGTTATGGCCCGCGTAGAGCGAATAGAATGGCAAATAACCGATTCATTATCAGATACAAAACGGGGGCTAGGAGGATTTGGATCAACAGGTAAATAACATGATTGTACAACAAGAAAACACGCTTTGGGTAGAATCATTTCGCCCAGACACATTAGAAGGATATATTGGCAATGAACATATTATTGAAAAAGTTAAGATCTTTATCGCAAATGGTGATGTTCCGCATCTATTATTTTATGGATCAGCTGGAACAGGCAAAACAACGTTGGCGAAAATAATTGCAAACAGCGTAGATGCAGATTTAATGTATATTAATGCATCGGATGAAAACTCAGTAGATGCGGTACGAGATAAGATTAAGCGTTATGCATCAACGGTTGGATTTCGTCGTTGGAAAATCATTATTTTAGATGAAGCAGATTATTTAACACCGAATGCACAAGCTGCTCTTCGCAATTTGATGGAAACATATAGCAAAACAACGCGTTTTATCTTAACGTGTAACTATGTTGAAAAAATCATTGATCCAATTCAATCTCGTTGTCAAACATTTGCTATTACGCCCCCGAGCAAATCAGATGTAGCAAAGCGATTGGTTGTGGTATTAGATGAAAAAGGCGTTACATATGATATTAAAGATGTAGCAGCAATCATCAATGCATCATATCCAGATATTCGCCGAGCAATCAATGCAGCACAAGCATCTGTTGTTAACGGCAATTTGCAGTTGGATAAAGCAAGTGCAATTCAAGCAAATTACATGACGGAAGTCTTGGAGGTTTTGAAAAATGCTAAAGACAAAAAAGCAGCATTCAATAAAATACGTCAGGTTATTGCTGACAGCAAAGTAAAAGATTTTACGCCATTGTATACTTTTCTTTATGACAATTTAGATGACTTTGCACATGGTCATATTGCTCCATGCATTTTGATTATTGCAGAAGCACAGTATCAAGGAGCTCATGTTGTTGATCAGGAAATTAATGTTATGGCAATGTTTACGAAAATTTTATCAGAATTGTAAAAATATTCAATGTCTTTATCTATTACAGATATATTTATAATAAAGGATATTATGTATAACATTAAATGTATCGAATGTGATAGTATTACGGAATTTAGATATAAAGCTAGATTTGAAAAAATTAATGTTAATTTGTTTAAATGTAGTAAATGTAGAAAACTAAAAGAAAAAGATTGTATTATATGTAATACAAAATTTAAAACTGCAGATAATGGTAAAACGTGTAAGCCTGCATGTAAAATGAAATTAGTTGCATTAACTATTAGTAATGGACAATATGAAAATATATCACAAATTCCGGATATTAAACAAAAAGTATCAGAAAAAGGCCGATATTTTTCTAAAATAAATGTTACGGGTATTAATAATCCACATTACGGTTATAAACATTCTGCAGAAACTAAAAGAAAACAAAGAATTAAAAGATTAAAATCATTAAATGAAAAACGTCCATGTTATCCCGGATATAATAAAATTGCATGTAATCGGATAGATGAATATGGACAAAAATATGGATATAATTTTCAACATGCAGAAAATGGTGGAGAATATTTTATAGAACATTTAGGCTATTTTGTAGATGGATATGATAAAGAAAAAAACGTTGTTATTGAATATGACGAAAAACATCATTTTAAAAATAAAAAGTTACGAGAAAAAGATATAAAACGTCAAAAAGAAATTGAAGAATATTTAAAATGTAAATTTATAAGAATAAATGAGTTCAACTATGAATAAATTAAACACCCCAGGAATTAAACCAAATGATATGCAACCAATTACATGTAAAGAATGTAACGGAATGTATTTTCGACAAGTAATGGCTATTAACAAAGTATCTAAATTTTTAACAGGCGCCGATAAAGATACCATGGTGCCAATTCCAGTATTTAGATGCGACGACTGCGGTTCTATTCCAGAAGAATTTCAACCTATAAAAGTTAAAAAGTAATGTCTGCACCATATCATAAAGATTTAGTTACAATTGTATTTAAAACATCAAATCGTAGCAACGCAAAAACTAAAATCAAAACGTTTCGAAACAAATCAATGGATGATATTTTAAATGCAAAACGAATCATAGGAATACCAGATACTGCTGTTATTTTAGAAGCCGGAATAGGTGAATATTTAGAACAACAATATCGTAAAAAATATAAATTATAACGAATGGCAGAAGAAAAGAAAGGTGCAACGATTTTTGATTTGATTGGCGGCGTAACGGATAAAAAGCGAGAATGGAAAAAATGGTCTGAAACAGATCAAAAGAAATTTTCTCCATTTATTGTTAATCGTTGGTTATCAATGCGAATGGAATTAACAGAACTAGTCAATGAATTGCAAACATATACAATTGGATTACTTAGACCGCAAGAAACATATCGATTGTATTATGAACTTTTGCCTACAAATAAGAGCTTTGCAAAATACATTAAAGGCAAAGCTGAAGATAAATTTGATAAAGATTTAATTACGCAACTTGCAGAACATTATCAAATTAGCAAATCAGAAGCAACGGATTATGCAGATTTAATGGATAAAGTTACATTAGAGCGCATCATAACAATGTATGGATATAGCGATGCTGAGAAAAAACGTATGTTAAAAGGAATCAAATGAGTGTAAATACGCAGACACATTACAAAGGTAAGGATAGTCTTTATAAATTTGCACAAGAATGGGGATTGAATGCCTATGAATTTGATATCATTAAACGCATTGTAAGATGCCGTCACAAAGGTTCATTTGAACAAGACTTGCAGAAGACTAAAGATTTAATTGATATCTATTTGAAAGAATCAAATTATATATAGTCCCATTCAAATGTTAATGAAGTACTAATGAATTTTTTTTGTTTGTCGCTATAATAATAGTATTGAAGTGATTGTGTTAAACTGTCACCATTCCATATGGCAGAGGCAATGTCATCAACTAATGATTCTAAATTAGTAATAGATTTTTTATTTTCAGTATTTGTAGATTTTTTTATTGGATCTAAGATATCTCTTTTTATGTTGTCAGCAAACCAATTGGTAAACCAATAATATGCGCCCTCTTCATCATCGCCAATTCCTGGAGCAAATGGATTCCAACTACGGAAATCATAAAAATAATCTTGAGGATACAACGTTGTAACTTTATATACTCGTCTAATTGCTGCTATTATTTTTCCATTCTGCTCTCGATACGTTTTATTTGGATCTGCTTTTGGTTTTTCTTTTGGTTTTGCACCTTTTATAAAATCAACATGTACATGTTCTAAATGTGGACTTTCTCCTGTGTATGCGTGCCATCCTTTAGGAGAAAGTCCACATTCGTTTATTGTAAATAACATTTTTGGCAGAATATGTAGAATGATTTGCTACTAAATAATCTGCTAATTCTTGCATAACCGGATCGCCGATACCCTTTGCTCCGTGCCAATCAATAGCATTTCCGATATTATGTTCCGACGGAGTATTTGTTTTACCAATATTACGGCCTCCGGGAGGCGGCCATATACCAATTGCACTCCATTTTTCTTTAGAAAATTGTGGTTTAGATAAGATATCTGCTTTACAAAATTTCGTAGCATCAGTTTGTTCTGTAAGCAAATGTTTTAACCGTATCATATATTATAAATATATTTGATTTGAAATTTTAAATTATTTTCATATAATATAGTATGAAAGGCACATACATTAATCCAGTATATAGATTAGCAGTACGAGACGCAGCTTCTGTACCAAGAAAGATTTCATATTCGCAATGGTCAATGTATGAACGTTGCCCACTTTCTTGGAAATTATCATATATCGATGGTCTAGCGCCGTTCCAAGCATCAATTGAAACAGTGTTTGGAACAGCATTCCATGAAACATTTCAGTATTTCTTAACCGTAATGTATACGGAATCCGTTAAGAAAGCAGAAGCATTGGATTTGCGTGGCATATTGCAAAACAAACTTCGCGAAGAGTATGCACGATGCGTACAAGAATTTGGTGGAGAGCATTTTTCAAATCCATTGCAACTAGCAGAATATTTAGAAGATGGTGCTGCTATTCTGCAATGGTTTAGCAAACGACGAGGACAATACTTTTCAAGCAAAGATTGGGAATTAGTTGGCATTGAAATTGAATTATGTCATCCGGCATCTCCCAAGAATCCATCAGTATACTGGTATGGTTTTATTGATGTTGTTATGCGACACGTTCCTACTAATACTTTTAAATTGTTTGATATTAAAACGTCTCGCAATGGTTGGAAGCAATCAGCTAAATCAGATGCAATGAAGTCAGCACAATTAATTGCATATAAAAATTACTTTGCAGAACAATTTGGTGTATCGCGTGACAAGATTGAAGTTGAATTTTTTATCGTTAAGCGTAAGATTGTTGAAGAATCAATGTTTCCGCAAAAACGAATTCAAAATCATAAACCAGCAGCTGGTTCAGTAACTCAAAAGAAAGTTCAACGGCAGATTGAATCTTTTGTTGATGCATGCTTTGATGCAGAAGGCAATAAGAATGCTGATAGAAACTATGTTGCAGTTGCAGGTAAAGGTGCCGTTAATTGTAAGTATTGTCCGTTTAAAACAGATTATGAACGTTGTCCTAAAGAAAATAGGATTCGTGAATAAAATTCATTATAATAAAGTATGATTAAGTGGACACATAAACATGTATACGTTTACGAATTTCAGATGCAAAATCATCCAACGTGGCCAGGTACTAAAACATGTGTCATGGAGTATTCGTTGTGTACAAACATAGATGGCCCTGATCATAAAGAAAATAGAAAAACATTGGAACAAATGCTTCGTTTAGTATATGGGCATTATCCAAAAGGTGTTAAATTTGTACGAGAACGACGATGAAACGAATTGCAATTATCGGAAATACAGATTGGCAAAATAAAAGAAAAATACAAGAAACTCTGCAGCTTGTAAAAAAGAAGTTTGGTGACGATTTGATTGTTGTTGGTGCAGGTGGTAATGAAGGAGCCAACAGTATGGTTAGAAAGTATGCATTGGAATTTGGTTTAAGTTACGAAGAATATAACCCTTCATTTTCAGGACATAACATGTATTCAGCAATGCCAGAATCATATTATGGTAAACCATATCATTTTTCGCAGCTTCATCACCGCATGCAGCTTATTGCAGAACGATGCGATTACATGATGATTTTAAGCAATCAAATGCAATTAGATCCAGTGCTTCAAACAGCATGGACGCGAACTAAAAAATTACAAAAACCTGTGGTTATCTTAGGTTAAACCATATTTATATAAAAGTTATAAAGGATAAAATGCAGTTACCAAAACTAAAAAAAATCGACCCCAACAAGCCCAAGAAAAAGAAAATTTTATTATTAGCAGATGATTTCCGATTGCCTTCGGGTATTGGTACCATCAGCCGAGAGATTATATTCAATACCGTACGACATTATGATTGGGTACAATTAGGCGGCGCATTAAAACACCCAGAAGCAGGTCAAGCATTTGATTTGTCAGTACAAGTTGCACAAGAAACGGGCATAGAAGATGCATCAGTTAAAATTATTCCATGGAATGGTTATGGAGACCGAAATATTCTAATGGCACTTATAAACAATGAACGTCCAGATGCAATATTTCATTTTACCGATCCGCGATATTGGACTTGGTTATATGCTATTGAGCACGAAATTAAAACAACATTCAACATACCTATTATTTATTATTCAATTTGGGATGATTTACCTTATCCAATGTGGAACGCACCATTTTATGCAAGTTGCGATTTAATTATGGGTATTAGCAAACAATCAGACAATATTCATCGAGAAGTACTCGCACAAAATGGATTTGATGTTGTAAATTATGATGCTCAAGATTCAGTACCAACGGATGTAAAATGGAATCAAATTGTTACTGGGTTTGTTCCTCACGGATTAAATCATAATACATTCAAACCATTGCCTGTAGATGATGCAACATACAAACATGTTTATGAAAACATTAAAACGAAACATGATGTAGACTTTGTAGTGTTTTGGAACAATCGAAATATTAGACGAAAACAACCAGGCGATTTAATTTTAGCGTTTAAAACATTTGTTGACGGATTGCCTGCAGAGCAAAAGCAACGAGTAGCATTGCTAATGCATACACAGATTGTAGATGAAAACGGAACAGATCTCCGAGCCATTTTTAAAACATTGGCACCAGATTGCAAAATAATATTTTCGGAACAAAAATTATCTCATGCTGAATTGAATGCTATGTATAATGTTGCAGACGTTGTTGTTAACATTGGTAGCAACGAAGGATGGGGACTTAGTTCAACTGAAGCAATATTATCAGGCACTCCGATTATTAACAATGTAACTGGTGGATTACAAGACCAATGTGGATTTGTGGACGAAAATGACGAGTGGATTAGATTTAATGGAGAATTTGCAACTAATCATACAGGTAAATATAAATTACACGGCGTTTGGGTTAAACCAGTATTTCCAAGTAATAGATCACTTCAAGGTTCGCCACAAACGCCATATATTTTTGATGATCGAGCAAAATATGAAGATGTTGCTGATGCAATTCGATATTGGTATGACACGCCAGAAACACTTCGAAATCAAATGGGTCAATCTGGTAGAGAATGGGCATTAAAAAATGGACTAACGGCCGAACAAATGGGCAACAAAATGATTGAAATGATTGATTATTTATTTGAATCTAAATTAGAAATCCGTGCAAGATATACACTAACTAAAGTTACACCAAAAAAATACGAAAAAACAGGAATAGTATGCGAACAGTTATAATAGCATCACCAGTAGCAACACAATCAGGATACGGTCATCATGCCCGCGAAATTATTGCAAACATTATAGAACAACGTGGTAAAGAATGGGACGTTAAACTCGTGTCTTTGCCATGGGGACATACTCCATTTACATATCCAATACCACAAGATTGGAATCAACGCATTGTTCCGCTACCACTTACATCACAACCAGACGTTTGGGTACAAGTTACAGTGCCTAATGAATTTCAAGCAGTTGGAAAGTATAATATTGGAGTTACTGCTGGCACCGAAGGAGATATTTGTCCTGCGGAATGGATTGACAAACTTAATGCAATGCAATTGGTCATTGTACCAAGCGAATTTACAAAACAAGTATTTATTAATACATCCCAAAAGAATAACAAACCTATTACATCTAAAATAGAAGTAATTCCAGAATATTTTGATGAAAATGTATATACTAATAAAACAACTGGCCAGTTATCGATTCTAGATTCAATTCCTGAAACATTTGCATTTTTATCAGTTGGTCATTGGTTGCAAGGTCAAGCTGGCGAAGATCGTAAAAATATTAGCGGGCTTATTCATTGTTTTTTTAATACATACAAAAATCAAAAAGATGCACCTGCACTTGTATTAAAGTCGAGCGGAGCAACATATTCAGTTATGGACCGCATGGATATTGAAAACAAAATAATTCAGCTTCAAGAATTATTTCCGGGAGCTAAGTTACCAAACGTATACTTATTGCACGGAGATTTAGCAGATGAAGAAATGAATTTGCTTTACAATCATCCTAAAGTAAAAGCTATGATATCATTTACAAAAGCAGAAGGGTTTGGTCGTCCATTACTTGAATTTTCAACTACAGGTAAACCCGTAATTGCACCTCATTATTCTGGTCAAGCTGATTTTCTTAAAAAAGATTTCATTTGTGCATTGCCAGGCGGTTTGACTGAAATACATGAATCAGCTCGTAACGAATTTTTAATTAAAGATGCAAAGTGGTTTACTCCAGATTATACATATGCTAGTAAAATGATGAAAGAAGTGCAAAAGAATTATAAAAAATGGCAAGAATTAGCAAAACGCCAACGTTATTTTGTTAATTCGACATTTACTAAAACTGCAGTAGCACCCGTATATGAAAAAGTATTAGGTATCGTTGATGAAGCATTAGCATCAGTACCAAAACAAGTAGAATTGTCATTGCCTAAATTAACGTTACCTAAATTAAAGAAAATTGAAGCATGAAAATAAGTTATGCAGTAACGGTATGTAACGAATTGCAAGAAATACAACGTTTGCTTGATTTTTTACTTAAACATAAACAGAAAACTGATGAAATTGTTGTGTTGTTAGATATAACAAATACAGATGATGAAATGATATCAACGCTGCGACATTATGAACGACATTATGACGATCATATAACCATATGGCAAGATAAATTTCAAGGACATTTTGCCGATTGGAAAAATAAATTATCATCATATTGTTTTGGCGATTTTATTTTTCAGATTGATGCAGATGAAATACCAAATGAAACTTTGATAACACAACTACCAAATATACTAGAAACAAATTCTACAGTAGATGTTGTTTTGGTACCTAGAGTAAATACTGTGGAAGGTATGGATCAAGATCATATGCAACAATGGGGTTGGAATGTGAATGAACATGGATGGATCAATTGGCCAGATTATCAATGGAGGATTTATCGCAATGATGATTCTATTACTTGGAAAAATAAAGTGCATGAAGTATTACAAGGTTTTAAAGAATATTCAACTTTACCAATGCAAGAAGATTATTCATTATATCATCCAAAAACAATGGATCGGCAAATCAAACAAAATGCATATTATGAAACATTGTAAAACAAAACAAGAAATATATACGGATTTAGAAGTTGAAGCAATGCAAAACAAGGATGCTAATTCTATAGTATGTGATATAAAACAACTAATCAAAAAATATCCTAATGATAAAGAATTGGGGTGCGCTATTCGTAAATACTTTATAAAGAATAATCATGACGCAGATAACCGAATATAGAAATCAAGTACTTGATGTATTAAAACAAAGTAACAATCATTATGCTACTAAAATTATTAATTTGCAAGTAGCAGACAAAACAATATCATATCATCGTTGGTTGCATCCATGGCAAGGCGATTGGGAAGTTCGTGCATTGTTTAATGAAACAATTTTAAGTAATTTATCTAAAATTATTACACCCGGCAGTACCGTAATTGATATTGGAGCACATACCGGTAACATGTCCGTTGCATATTCATTGTTTGCTAACAAAGTAATTGCATTTGAGCCAAATCCTGCTACATATGAAGTATTAGAATTGAATTCGACTTTGAACAAAAATATTCAACCATTCAATTGTGCTATTTCGGATGAAGAAGGAGCATTAACATTTCATTATTCAGATCATGGATTTTGCAATGGAGGATTTGCTACACGTACTGGGCATGGCATTGGAGTTACTGGTCATACTGTGCCAATTGACGTAATGGCAGTTAATTTTGAAAAATTTATCAATGAAAATGAAATTGAACTTGGACATGTTTCTTTGATTAAAATAGACGCTGAAGGACATGATAAGGATATTTTAAAAACATTGAAGCATACAATAACGACACATAAACCAGTTTTAATTACTGAAATTTATGATGGCTTACATCTCAATGAAATTACTGATTTATTAGATACAATTCATGAATTAGGATATAAAGCATATGATGAAGAAATTAATCATTTAGATCTAGATAATTTAGGTAAAGAAATAAAATCAGTTAATGATATAAAACCAGGCTCTGGCCATAACTTAGTTTGTATATATGATTCCAAATAATTTGCATTATGTACATTTAAGTAATAATGGTCGGCCATGGAAGTTGCATCATTATTTATCAGTAAAATCTGCATATGTTCGAAGCAAAGTTAATAAGATATGTATGTGGGTTGATGCCGAGCCAACTGGCGAATGGTGGGAAAAAACTAAACCAATGGTTGAATGTATTCACATCGAAGCCCCGTCTGAAATTTTTGGAATACCAATAACACAATTAGCACATAAAAGTGATGTATTGCGTTTACAAATTCTTTTAGAACATGGCGGAATATATGTTGATACGGATACTATATTTGTTAAAGATTTTTTATCATTGCTACATAATAAATTTGTTTTAGGACAACAAGCACCCAATGGATCGGAAGGATTGTGCCCTGCTGTGATTTTATCAGAGCCAAATTCAGTATTTGCACAACATTGGTTGGCAGGATTCAAAGATCATTTTCATGGTGGCCCACCTGGAAGTGATACGTGGTGCACGCATTCAGTACATTATCCATTATGGTTATCTAAACAACTTTCAAACGAAATTACAATATTAGATCATGAAGCATTTTTTTGGCCATTGTATCATCAAGACCACATTGAAGCAATGTTTGAACAAAATCATGATTTTCCAAATGCATATTCTCATCATCTATGGGAGAGTAGTGGTAAAAAATATTTAGATAATTTAACAGAATCTGATATAATAACTACAAATACTACATTTTCTAACTTAGTAAAAGATTTATTATGAATATCGTAATTTATGCAGGAGATAGAAAATATTATTCGGTTTTGCAACCTATTGCAGAAGAATTAAAAAATACCAATCATGCATTTTTATTTTACTATACACAAAGTACGCAATTACTTTATCCAAATCACCCAGATCATAAACAGCGGTTTAAATATGATGGCCAGATACAAGATGAAACACCTGTCATATCAGAAACATTGCAACTACAATTGCCATTTGTGCCAGATGTTTTAATTTTAGCTCGAGAACGATGGAATCCGGAACAATCGATTATACATGAATTTAAATCTAAATGGGATTGTAAAATATGTTGTGTTGAAGTAAGTAGTCATTTAACTAACAATATTGAAAATCGATTAGAAATGTTATCTAGAACACAATATCCACAAAATCAAGTAGATTATTTTTTCGAACATAGTCAATGGGCAAAGCAACGTAGAATAGATTGTTTAGATGAATCATATGATATAAAAACAATTGTTGTAGGCAATACTAGAAACTTTAAAGAAACAGATCTGCAACGAGTAAAAGAAAAATATAATATTGACCCAACTAAACAACAGATATTATTTTGGGGTGTAATTAATACAACAAGACGTACCGCATTTGAAGCATTACAAGTTTTAGCAAATAAAACAAAAGATACGCATCAAATTTATTATAAATGTTATCCAGGTGAACCATATAATGATCGATTTCAAAAAGATTTCAATCCTTTTTGTGTTGATGGCGTTACTGTAATATATGATGAAAATGATATATACGATATGGCTGCAATCTGCGATACTCATATAGCAGCTGCTAGTAGCGTATTTAACTTTGCATTTGCACATAATAAAAAACTAGTTAATTTAGATAGTATATGTTTTGCGGACGAAAAAATGAATGATATCAACACCTATCTTGAAGAAACAAACAATGGCGTTGAAGATTCTGCCAAATTTTGGATGGGAGTTTGGAATTTAAATTCCGTTGATGAATTTAAAAATATGATTGATTTGCGTCGTATAAATACATTCAAACAAACAAATACAGAATTTATGCAATGCGTTCATGCAAATACAATTGACTTTGATTGGGACTGTAATTTTTTAAATCAACCAAAAAAAGACTACGACAATCTAGTTAAATATTTTGATGAATATCAATTTGATGGAAATAGTACTAATAGAATAATAAATTTTTTAAACAATGAACTTAAAAACTAATCAATATAAATTTTTAGATCAGACATTAACGTTAACGTGTCAGGAAACGGAACATACTATAAAATTAATACAAGATGAATTGTCTACATATAAACCTATGTTTGATATAGGATTTCAACCAGGAGATTGCATAATAGATTTAGGAGCCAATTTAGGAATTATTTCTATTTTATTATCTAAAAAGTTTCCATTTACTAAAATTTATTCATTTGAAGCATCTCCTATAAATTATCAAAATTTTGTTAAAAATATAAAAGATAACAATTGCACTAACATTCAAGCATTTAATTTAGCGGTTTGGTCTGATTCAAATAGTATTATACAGATTCCGACATCACCAACAAATTCTGGAGGTTCTTCAATATATTATAAGTCTGAGTTTTTTAATCAATATCCAGTTTCGCAAGTACAAACGATTTCACTTGAAGATATTTTGGATCAAAATAATATAACAAGTTGCAAACTAATGAAAATTGATGTTGAAGGAGCTGAATATGAAATATTTAGAACATTCCCAACAACTCGAATCAACGTTATTAAAAACATCGGGATTGAATTTCATAAGTGTGAAGCAGCTAAATTAATTGATTTGAAACATGTATTGAAAAATAATAGTATTAATATTGTCTGCGAATTTAATGCAGCAGGCGGAAAATTAAGATAACATGAATATATACGTAGATATCGACGAAACAATTTGTATGTATACTGGAGAACGTCGTTATGATTTAGCAGACCCCATCTTGGAAAACATTGAAAAAATCAATATATTATATGAAGAAGGACATGACATTACGTATTGGACCGCAAGAGGTTCAGTTACTGGTATAGATTGGTTCGATGTAACTAAAATGCAATTAGATACATGGGGATGTAAATATCATAAATTAATTACGGGTCAAAAACCTGCATATGATTTATTGATTTGCGATAAAACAAAAAGAATAGAAGAAATATGAAAAAAACTTACATTATTGCTGAAATTGGAATCAATCATAATGGCGATTTAAACATAGCAAAGCGATTGATTGATATTGCGGCATTGTCAGGGTGTGATGCAGTTAAATTCCAAAAACGTAAACCAGCTGTATGCGTACCTGAGCATCAAAAAAATGTCATGCGAGATACACCATGGGGCACGATGACTTATTTAGACTACAAATATCGAGTAGAATTTGAAAAAGCAGAATATGATGAAATAGATCGTTATTGTGCAGAAAAGGGCATTAAGTGGTCAGCATCCCCATGGGATATGAATTCTTTAGAATTTTTGAAGCAATATGATCTTCCGTTTATAAAATTACCATCGGCAATGTTAACTAATAATGAATTAGTAGAAGCATGTGCACAATGTGGTAAAAAGTTAATTTTATCTACCGGAATGAGTACAGAAGAAGAAATTGATACGGCAATTGCATTGATACGCAAACATACAGAAAACTTTGCGATATTGCATTGTAATTCAACGTATCCTGCACCCATTGCAGAATTGAACCTAAGTACCATCGCGACACTTAAAAACAAGTATAAGTGCGAAGTAGGGTATTCGGGACATGAATTTAGAATTGGAACTACGGTAGCAGCAGTATACTTAGGAGCTACAATATTAGAACGACACATAACATTGGATCGTACAATGTGGGGCACAGATCATTTGTCATCAGTAGAACCACAAGGCCTAATTAAACTTGTTAAAGGCGTACGAGAATTAGAAGAAGCATATGGTGATGGCATCATACAAGTAACAGAATCAGAAAAACCAATTAGAACTAAATTAAGAGGATAAAAATGAAAACAAATTTAAAAAAAGTGTTTATAGAAACACAAAATCATTGGCAAAATACAAAAGAATATTCGGGGTCGGGATATGAAAATTTTAAAAATGATCGAAGAAAAAAACTAGCCGAACAAATTGTACAATTAAAACCAAAAAGTGTTTTAGAAATTGGATGTTTTGGCAGATACAATCTTAGACAAATTCATGAATTAGATTCTACAATTGAATTAACAGGATTTGATATTAATTCTAATGCATTAGAATATGCAAAAAATAAATTACCTAAATTAAATTTAATTCATGGGAGTATATATGAATTAGATAAATATTTTCACGAAAATCAATTTGACATTATTTTTACTGCAGGCGTACTTATTCATATACCATGTTTTTCGGATAAAATAGATACAGATAACATTTTAAATATAGCAAACAATCTTAAGAAAATAGCAAAACAATTTATATTTCATGCAGAGCACCATGGTGATACATATTATAAATTACCAAATAAAACTATGCGTTATGTACATAACTTTAATGATATGTATAGTACGTGTGCAGAAGTTCAAATAAATCAAGCACTGAATGCATCTCATGGATTTGAACAACTTATTAAAGTTACATTATAATGAATTTTACTGGAAAAAAAATATTTATTACTGGCGGTACCGGTTCATTAGGAAAAGCTCTTATTAAACGATTAAAACAATTTGATTGTACAATTATTGTTTATAGCAGAGATGAAGGCAAACAAGCATTAGAATTTGGACAAGATGCAAGTATTATCAAAGTAATTGGCGACATTAGAGATTTTGATAAATTAAACGTTACACTACAAAGACATAAACCGGATTATATTATACATACAGCTGCATTGAAGCGTATCGATGATATGGAATTTTATCCTGATGAATGCGTAAAAACAAATATCAACGGATCGGAAAATGTTGCAAGAGCTGCATTAGAGAATGGAATTGAAAAGTGTATTTTAGTATCAACTGACAAAGCCTGTCAACCAGTTAACGTATATGGTTCGAGTAAATTCATTGCTGAGCGTATTTTTACAAATTATGATTATCATTCTACATCAACCGTATTTGCATCTGTTAGATATGGAAATGTAATTGCATCGCGTGGATCGTTTATTCCACTTTGGGTGGATATGATTAATAACAATCAAACACTCAAAGTTACATCAGAAGCAATGACTCGATTTTTATTTACATTAGATGATGCAGTTAATACAGTATTGGGTGCATTAGAACATGCAGTTGGTGGAGAAGTATTTGTTCCACAAATTAATTCTTATACATTGCCAACATGTATAGCTGCATTAGGTAAAATGTTAAATAAACAACCTAAAACAGAATTAATAGGTCTTCGACCCGGAGAAAAATTGCATGAAGATATGTTAGCAGTAACCGAATTGCCTTTTACATATCAAGTACCAGAAATTAATTTGTTACAAATACGTCCGCAATACACAAATAAAAGTCATCAAGATTTCAAAAAATATACAGGACCAGAGTTTAATTCGGCATTATGGGTAACAGAAGATACTGATGAATTGATTGAATTGATTGAAACTGGATTAAAGTGTTAAAATGAAAATAACCCATTTAAATGGCGCTTGTGAAATTATTCAAGCAAATGGTATTAAAATTTTGACCGATCCGTGGTTAGTTGATGGAGAATATTACGGATCTTGGTATATGTATCCGCCGTTGCCCAATTTTGATTTTGATTTATTAAATGATATTGATTATATTTATGTTTCACACATACATCCAGATCATTTAAGTAAACTAACATTAGAAAAACTCAACAAAGAGATTCCGGTATTAATACATAAATTTTCTACTCCATTTTTAAAAATAAACATTGAACAACTAGGTTTTTCTGTTATTGAATTAGAATCAAATGTACGTACCCATTTAAAAAACGATGTTTATATCAATATCATACCTGCAGGTTATTGTAATCCGATACATTGTGCTAAAACATTTGGTTGCGGTAAGATGGAAACTAATTTTGCATCCACAATCGTAGATACATTATGTGTTATTGATAATAATGAATATACAGTTTTAAACGTTAATGATTGCCCATTTCCTGTAGCAAAATTTGCAATCAAATCTGTTTTAAATTCGTATAATAAAATTGATTTCTTAATCACCGGATATACAGGAGCAAGTGCATATCCACAATGTTTTTCTAATTATTCAAATAGCGAAAAATTACAAAAAGCACAAGAACAAAAACAATATTATTTTGATTCTGGATTAAATTTTATAACTCATTGTAAACCTACATACTTTATGCTTCATGCAGGAACATATATTTTAGCAGGAAAGTTAGTAAATTTAGAACCATATCGAGCAATAAATGATATAAAAGATACTTGTGACAAATACAATGAATTACAAAATACATCTACAGGAATATTATTAAATTCATATGAATCTTTTGATTTAGTAACTAAAGAGCAATCTGCACCATATAAGCATTTTACCTCAGCTGATCGAGATTTATATGTTAATAACGTATTGCGACATAAAAAATATTCATTTGAAAATGATGCAGTTGTCGAAGATTTAGAATTAATTTCTTTGTGCATAAAATCATTTAATCGTTTTGACCGGAAACGAACAGAATTAAAATTTTATAATGAAACTATGATTTATATTAAAATTAATGAATACGTTTTTGCAAAAATATCATTTAATGGTACCGGTATTGATTTTGTAAAATATATAGATGATTCGGTTCCATACTTATCATTATCATTGCCAAAGAAGTTATTAAAACGAATATTACTAGGTCCTAGATATGCACATTGGAATAATGCAGAAATTGGCAGTTTTATTACATATTTTAGGTCACCCGATGTATACGAACGAGAAATTTATTATTGTTTAAACTATTTTCACATATGAAACAGATACAAGATATATGCATATTAGTGCAAGCTAGAATGGGGTCACAACGCGTCCCAGGTAAAATGTTACGACCATTTGCTGAAACTACATTAACGGATATTTTATTTGAAAAATTATCTAATTCAACTATTATTCCTAAATCAAACATTTATTTTTCGGCATACGAAGATGAATTAAAAGAAGTAGGTAAAAAATATGAAATCAATATTTTTAATCGATCAAAGGAATCGGCATTTGCAGAAACTGATATGCAATTGATTTACGAATGGCACGATAAATTGCCATTTAAATATGTAGTCTTAATAAGTGCATGTAATCCAATATTGACAATTGAAACGATTGATAATTTTATTCAGTCATTTATTGAATCTGATAAAGATGGAGCTTTTGCAGTATTTGAAAAGAAAACATATTATTGGGACAAACGAGGACAAGCCATTACAGATTGGGAAGGCGCTTGTATTATGAATACGAAGTTTGTAGAACCAATATACGAAGCAGCACATTGTTTATATGCAAGTCGATTAGATATTATTAAAGACGGATATTGGATGGATACGGTTTCTCCACCCTCTCCGGAGTTATTTGTCATGAACGAATTAGAAGCATTTGACATAGATTACGAATGGCAATTTCGATTAGGAGAATATTTATATAAAAGGTTATGATAAAATTTTTAGAATCAAATTCAACTTCTATATCGCAAGAAACGTTTACGCAAAAATTTACAAATAAAAAAATATTAGTAATGGGTTCAGGCCCATCGGTTAATTTAGTAAATTGGAAAAATTTAGATGTAGACGCAATAGTAACTACTAGTTTTTTTTATTTAAATGATGAAGTTAGAAATCTATCAAATATAACTCACGTTACACTTTCTGATGTTGTGGATTTAGAACATCCCAATTTAATCGAATTTATACAAAATAATCCTACATGTACGTTTGCATTTGAACCAAAAATGCACCCATTCTATCAATCAGAAACATTTAAACGGTTTGTTGAAACATATAAAGAACAAATTGTTTATTACAATACAGAGTATGGTAAAATAGAAGGAGTAGCTGGCCGGGTGTGTTATTTTGTAATGCAATTTTTTCCTGCAGAACTTTATTATGTAGGAATTGACGGTCATGGAAAAAATAGAAATGATTCTCCTAATAATTCATTTCGTACCAATTTAATTGATGCAGATAATGGATTGCATTCGTATGAAAGTTTTGTAGACGCACATGAATATTTTGCAAACATTTTATATCAAACTAGTTTGCAAACAAAAATTAAATTACATAATTTAGGAGAAGGATTTGATTTCAATTGTTCTACTCCATATAGCATGAAACATTTTCCATTAAGTAAAGAAATTAAACAAAAGATTAAATTATGAATCAAACAGTAGAATGGGTTACGTGGCCAGATCATAGAGCAGTAACTAATGGTTATGAAAATTTAAACAAATATAGTCAAGCGTATGTTTCTAGAAAACAACAATACCCTGATTATCAGTCATCTGATGCTGCAATTAATATTGCTATGGAATTAGAAGAAAAGGGTTATGCTAAAATAGAGAATTTTTTAGATACATCAATTATTGATTCACTTTATCAACGAGTAGAAGAAATACTGTCTGATGCATCGCATCCAGCAAATCAAAGCAAGATATCGCAACATGACGCAAGATCTAATCAATTGTATATTCAAGTATTTCAACCATTCTTAAATGTTCCAGAAATACTTCCTTTTGTATTTAATGATTTTATTATTGATATTGCGGGTGCATACTTAGATTGTATGCCCATGTTAAGTACATGTAATTTAAGAAAATCATTTGTTACAAATTTACCTGCAGGAGGAACCCAAATCTATCATTCCGATCCAAATTCTCCTAGATTCCTTAAATTTTTTGTGTATTTAAATGATGTTGATATCAACGGAGGACCATTTTGTTATGTAGAAGGTAGTCATACGAAAAAATTTGAAATAAATGGATACAATTGGAATAGGCAGTATAATTGGGAATTGAATGACATTCACCAACTATATGGCGCGGATAAAGTAAAATATCTTACTGCTAAAAAAGGAGATTTATTAATAGCTGACACAAATGGTTGGCATAGAGGAACTAAACCAATTGATAATGAACGTACCATGTTAACATTAGATTATGCATGCCATCCTGAATTTTTTGATGTCAATCAAACATTTCAAATGCGAAAATCAGATTTTGATACGTTAGATATAAAGTATAAACCACTTTGTGATTTTTTAAAATTAGTATAAAGTAAAAATATGAAAACAGACAAAAAAATTTATAAAAAATTAGGAGAAGGTAAAACGTTTTTATTAACTGATTATACTGCCGAATATGATTTATATGTTACCAATCAAAAAATTTTAAATGAAAGAAAATTTGGACCGGGATGTAATGATCCAGACAGTATTTTTTCAAAAATTAAAGATGAAGTATTAACAAGAAATTCTGTTCCAACATTTGGATTGTGCCATGGTGTAAGATCAGGAAGAGAAAATAAAATATTAGGTGATATGCTTAACTGTACCGTTATTGGTACAGAAATTGGAGATAAATTTGGTTATCCTGAAATTACAATTCAATGGGATATGCACGAAATTAAGGAGGAGTGGATTGGATCGTGTGATGTAATTTATTCAAATTCTTTTGATCATACATATGATCCAATATATTGTTTGAACCAATGGGCAAAGACACTTAAACCTACTGGTATCATAGTACTTCAATATGCAGTCAATGGTCATTATATTCCGGAAGTAATTCCATCTAAAAAATATTCACCTGGAGATCCGTTTAATGCATCTTTGGAAACATACAAACAAATGTGCGAATATACACCGTTATATATTTCAGATGTTAAAACATGGGATACGAGACCAGGAGTTACTCACCTTATTTTAGAATTAAAGAATCATGGATAAAATAACATTTTGTATACCTAGTAAATCAAATTTACGTTATCTAAAAACTTGTATACCATCCATTCGCGAAAATGCACATCGAAAAGATCATGATATTATCATTTTTGTTGATTCGGATGAAGATGGAACGGTTGAATGGTTAGAGCAAGTAAAAGATGAATATAAGATAATATATTTCGTTAATCCGGATTTAGGTAATAGCTTGTATGGTATTGGCAAAGCATATGATTATTGTATTGAAAATTCCACTACGAATGTGTTTATGATATTTCATGCTGATATGATGTTAGGCAAAGATGCAGACTTAAAAGCATTTGAACATCTAGAACCACAAACTGTAGTGTGTTCAACTCGAATTGAACCACCAATTCATCCTAATGGGGGAGAAAAAATACTTCTTGATCTCGGAATGTGGCCAGAAGAATTTAAACGAGATGAATTTAAACAATACGTTGAAGAACATTTATCAGATACTAAAATTACTAACGGTATATTTGCACCATGGATGATGTATAAAACGGATTTTATGGAATTGGGGGGACATGATCCAATACTCCATTCTTGCAGAGAGGATTCGGATATCTTTAATCGAATGCAGTTAGCAGGTTATAAATTTGTACAGCCATGGAATTCGTTAGTATATCATTTGACGGGTCGGGGTGCTGGAAGTTTTGATGGAGATGCTGATCGCCACGCTGCGTGGAAATCTGCGATGGATCGTTCAACGATGGAATTTATTCGCAAATGGGGGTCTAGTGTAAATCATACTGCCTTAATGGAGCCAATTGTTGTACCTAAATATAATATTGCATACGTAATCAACAATTGTTCCATGCAATTATTAGAAGCATTGGAACCATGGTGCGATCGTTTATATATCGAAAGCGAAGTAGACCCAGCAACTAATTCTTTGCTCAATCATGTATATGAATTTAGAAATAAAAAACAATCAGAAACTTCATATGATTTATCAAAACGAGTATTTACGACATATCGAAATAATCCAGATTGGGAAAATGATATCGTTATCAAATTTGATCCAAATAAATTAACACAACAAAGTTTTCAATTGCTCACTCAAATGCCATTAATCATTAAAGAAAGCGGCGAAGTGGGTGAATTTGAACTTGATATGTTTATTATTACAATCAATCATCTCGAATCATATGAAAAAAATCTAATTAAAACGAAACAGTAACATATTTATACATGAAACAAATGTTATCAAAACTAAGGAATACATTGAGTAAAAGCAAAAACTTTTTTCAACGCATGTTATCAGATGCTCGATCAGGCGATGTATCGTCTAAACGTGTTATCGGCGTAGTTGGATTTGTGTCTTTGCTTGTTATAATGTTTGTTAACGCTCTTTATTCAAAATCTATTGCACCTGCAGAATATTTAGTTGATGCTATAGAATATATTGTTATTGCTGCCATGTTTGGAACTGTAGTAGACAAGTTTTCAAACCAACAAAAGAAACAAGATGATGAACCAACTGTATGAAAAAGGTATGAGTAGAATGAAAACGGGATTATTGATGTCAGTGGCAACAACGGTATCATTTCTTTGCACGTATTTATTAAACCTAACAATGGATAATGCCGAACAATACTTAGCAATCGTTGTTACTGTAGCATTAGATGGCATATTTGGAATCATTGCAGGAACTCGAAAGGAAGGATTTAAAACATATAAAGCTCTTAAAATTTTAAGAACTGGTATAGTTTGGATCATGTTTTTAACAACGTTGTTAATTATCGAAAAAGGATTTCCAGGAACAAGTTGGCTGAGTGAAACAATATTGTTACCATTTGTATTCTTCCAAATCATTAGTGCTTTGAAAAATGCTTCAATGGCAGGATTCATTGAAGGCAAATTACTAACAGACATATTAGATAAAATTGATTTACATAAAGGTAAAAGACAAAAAGATTAAGTTATGAAACTAGATACATCAAAAATCAAACAAGTTCCATTGCGAGAATCGCAATATATAAAAGAAGCAACCGAAAAGAAACAAATTGTACTTCATCATACTGCAGGTAATTCTTCTGGCGTTGGCACTATTAGAATGTGGAATACGGATGATAGAGGTCGCATTGCAACTTGCGTTACAATTTCAGGTAAAGGTCAGTCAAAAGATACATATGATGGTGAAATTTGTCAAGCATTTTCATCTAAGCATTGGGGTTATCATCTAGGAATTAAACCAGATGTATTCAAATCAAAAGGTTTACCATACCGAGCATTAGATAAACATGCAATTGGTATTGAGATTTGTAACTGGGGGCCATTGGATCGTGTTAATGGCAAATTTTATAACTATGTAGATCGAGAAATTCCTGCAGATCAGGTTACTGAATTAGAAACACCTTATAAAGGACATAAATTTTATCATCGATATACTGATGCACAAATTGAATCAACTCGTCAATTATTGGTATATTGGAATGAAACTTATGGCATTGACTTAACATACCGACACGATGACTTATGGACAGTATCGACACGAGCTTTGCAAGGAGAACAGGGTGTTTATACTCATAATTCTTATCGCAAAGATAAATCGGATATTTATCCTTGTCCTCGTATGATTGCAATGCTAAAATCTTTGCAATGAATTATCGACACATTGCACTATCAATAACAATATTCTTATTGGGTCAAATCGTTGTTTGGGTTCAAGTAAATGGACCATTGCTTTGGCAGTGGGCTAGAACATATAAACTTGCATTGATGTTTTTAGGAGTTCCTATAACATGGGCGTTCATGGAAGCCACCCGCTATGCAGTATCGGGATTTGGAGGTCAATTTTGGCCTGGACGATTTACATCATTTGTTGCAGGTATCTTTATTTTTACCATAATGACATACATGTTTAAAGGCGAAGCTATCAATTTAAAAACTGCAGTTTCATTGATGTTAGCAGTATCTCTTATTTTAGTACAGCTCTTTTGGAAATAATGATATTTATATAAAATGCTGAACGAATACGAAACACAACATCAACTCAATCCAAAATTGTGGACAACAGATCAATGTTT